GGACCTGTTGAACCTGTTGGACCTATTGGACCTATATCACCAGTATATCCAGTATAACCTATTGGACCTATTGAACCTGTTGGACCTGTTGGACCTGTTGAACCTGTTGGACCTGTTGGACCTGTTGAACCTGTTGAACCTGTTGGACCTATATCACCAGTATATCCAGTATAACCTATTGGACCTATTGAACCTGTTGGACCTGTTGGACCTGTTGAACCTGTTGAACCTGTTGGACCTGTTGGACCTGTTGAACCTGTTGAACCTGTTGGACCTGTTGGACCTGTTGAACCTGTTGGACCTGTTGAACCTGTTGAACCTGTTGGACCTGTTGAACCAACTGTAGGACAATTTATGATATCAAAACCATTCATATTTAAAATATTATTGATACTTAGATATCCATTATTATCAACTATTTGAGATACACTATTAGAACCATTTATTAATTGTAATTGTGTAAATCCATTTATTTCTGCTCCTGTTTCTGAGTAAATATTTCCTTGTCCCTGATCTGCAACAAAAAATAATCCTCCATTATTTGGATAAGATGCATATATACCACCTTGAGAAGTTATATTTCCTACTGTATTTATACTATCATTTACTTGTAATGCATTTAATGTAATATTACCTGAACCATCAGAATATAAAGTATTATTATCAGATGAAAATGTTCCCGTATTGCTTATATTTGTTGAATTTAAATTATTAACATTTAATAAATTATTATTGGTAAAATCTGTATTGTTATTAATTTGTAATGTAGATAATGCTGAAATGTTTTGAACATCTATTATATCTCCAGATGATATTGTTGATGCTGTGATTCTATTAATACCTACTATATTGCTGTTATTAAGATTGAGATTTCCATTGACACTAATATTTTTTGTTCCATGAATATTTGTAATTCCTGATATATTATTAATATTATTTATATTATAATTACTCATATCTAAATCACTTGTAGCAGTTCCTACCCAACTTGAAGGAGGTATAGGAGGATTTAAAGATGTATATGTTATTTCTTGTGCATTAATATTTTGTGCTGTTAAATTTCCTTCTCCATCTGTTGAAAATAAACCATTATCACTGTTAATAATTCCTGATAATTGTATTGAACCTGAAACATTAAGATTTGTAGAAACTGAAACATTGTCAGTTGATGATGATGATAAACTATTACCATTCATATCAATACCTTGACCTGAAGCACATAAATAATTTGTTCCTGCTCCTGTAGATTGTAAGGTTTCGGCTTGTAAATTTTGAACTTCTCCAAATAAATTATTTACTTCTTGACTTAACCATGAATTATCTATTGTATTAGTTCCATTTGAATATAAATTTGATAAATTATTACTCATATATAAAAGAACAATATATATTTTTTTTATAATATTATTTATATGTCAAGAAGAAATATAAATTATAAAAGGGGTTCTGGTTTATTTGATACAATTACTAATTTTTTTAGTCCTGCTGAATCATTTAATAATGTATCTAAAAAGACTTTAAAAACTTATGGAGATTTACCAATTATCAATATTGAAATTAAAAGATGTCCTATACAAAGTTTTATTGAACCTGTATTAAATTTAATTTCATTAGGAGAATGGCAAAAGGCAAAAGGGGAAAGTATTGATAAATTATTTCATTTACAAATGTTTTGTACTGTTGTATTACCTAATCAACAACAAAAAATTATTACAGTTGAAAAAAATGAAGTCATCAATATTACTGATAAACATAATAATATTACTAGTTGTGATTATTTTTTAATCCCTATTAGTCGTCCTTTTACATTAAATGATATGTTAAGTAAAGCCGAAAAGAATGTGGGGAAATCTACATTTTTTAGATATGACGGATTAAAAAATAATTGTTTTATGTTTGTAAAATATTTATTAGAAGCAAAAGGACTTTATGGAACTAGAGAAAAAGATTTTTTATTTACTGATTTAACTGGATTAGTAGATAGACTTAATAAAAAAGCCCCTCATTTAAATAGTATTATGAATTTAGTCACAAATATTGCAGGAACTTTTAATAAGTTATCAGGAGGCAAACATAAAGAAATTATTAAACATTATCATAATTTAGGATATAAATTACATGATGTAGTTATTAATAAAGATGTGCCTTTTGAAATAGCAGTCAAAGAAGCCCATAAAATTATTAAAGGTAATAAACATTATTATAGAGAGACCAAAAATACTTATAGATTTAGAAATATAGCAAAAGAGAAATTTAAACCAAATACATTTAGAAGTAAGAAAATTAATAAACATATTACTCTTATTTTTGGTCAATTAAAAAATATATAATAAATATATATGGAATATAATGATGCCTTAAAATTAGCAAAATATATAAAACAAAATATAAAAGGTTTATATATTGTTGGTAGTTTAGCCCGAAAAGAAAAAATAATTAATGATATAGATTTTGTTTCTTTAATTCATCCTTATTTAATATTAAATAAATTGTCTTTAATTTTTCCTAATATTAATATACTTTCTAAAGGTAGTAAATATATATCAGTATCAATACCTAAAAGAATTAAAATTGATGTTTGGTTTGCTAATAATAAAGATGAATTAAAAGTAATGAAAGTATTACGAACAATTGATAAATCTCATAATATAGGATATAGAAAATTAGCAAAAAGTCAAGGTATGAAATTAACTGATAAATATTTACAATATGGAGACAAAATTATATATTTTAAATCAGAAAAAGAACTAAAAAATATATTAGATAATAATTTAATTATTGATAGTTGTGATAAAAAATGTTATAATAAAAATTATATATAAAAAAATATATAAGTTATATATATATGAATATCCACAATGTAGATATAGAATTTAATGAAGGAAAACCACATAAACTAAAATATAATAATAAAACTTATATTCTTATAAAATATTATGAAAATACGAGATATCCTAATTTATCAAATTTATCAGAATTACCAGATAAATTTATAGCATTTCTGATAATTTTTGTTTTAGAGTTTGTGCTTTATGATGTTTTTTTAAAGCATGGCGTTTATGTGTTTCCATTTTTTTATGAAGTCCTTTTCCTTCTTTCATATGTTGTTTAACTTCTCTTTCTAGTTTTTTGATAGCATTCTTAATTTTGAGTTTTCTTGCTCCAGCAGAACGACCACCTGCACTTCTTCCTTCTCCTAAAGCCATTCTGTGATGTCTATGTCGGTGTCTCATTGATCCTCCGTCCATTTAATAATATATAATATAGTTCAGATAATAAATTTATATATTTATATTATATGAATACAGTCGGAGGTAAAATTTATAAATCCATGAGTGATAAAGATATATTAAATTATCTACCAAATGCACAAATTATAAGTTATTCAGATTTAAAAAAATATAAATCTATATCAGAATTATTGCCTAAAAATAATACTTTTTTTATTCTTTTATATATTGATGAAAAAAGCCAACATACTGAAAGTGGGCATTGGTGTTTAGTTATGAGATATGACAGTAAAATTGTATATTTTGATAGTTTCGGACATTCTCCTGATGAACCATTATTAAAGTGGTTAAATTGTAAAGAAAGAACTAAATTTAATGAAGGATATTTGTATTTATCTAAATTATTGAATAACTCTAATATTTCAGTTTTTTGGAATACTTACGATTATCAAAATAAAACAAATGAAGATGTTTCAACTTGTGGAAGATGGGCAACTGCTCGGGCTTTAAAAATGTTAGATGGTATGGATGATGAAGAATTTAATAAATATATATTGTCATTAAAGAAAAAATATAAATTAAGTTATGATGCTTTAATATGTCATTTAATTCCTTAATATCTATCATAATTAAAATTATAGATATTGTTGTGTTAGAAATAAAATAAACAGCCTCAGAGAAAATCATTATAAAATATACCACGTGGATAATGATTATACTGTTTGCCGTACTCCTAACAATATAGTATTAGAAAATAAATTTTTAAATTATTTTATTACTACTTTTTTATGAAAATTTTTCGTAAATTAGTCGTAATTTAAATTCTATTATATCTTTTTAATTCTGATATAATTATTGCTTTTTCTTGTTTTTGGGCTTGTGGTTTGCTTATGCACTTTTTAGAGAAGCATGATAAAGGATTAGACTTTAAACATAATTTAAAACAGTTTGGGCGGATTTCCCTGATTATATAAGGCATTGTATATATTAAGATGATAAATAAAATATTTTAATAAATAATTTAGATTATATATCATATATATTTTAATATTATTATTATAAATTTATGGTCTATGGAGGCTTTTAAAAGAGATTTAAAAGAATTAAAAAGTATCCATTTTTAAGTTTATGGTCTTTTT